CGTTAGCTCTTTGTAATCTCTGAGCATTCAATTCAGCAGACTTTAATGTTACAGCGTTTCTATCATCAGCTATTTGTTTTTGAGTCTTCAATTCCTCTTGTTTAGCCTGAATCTGCATTTGTTGCATTTGCATTTGTTGCTCTTGTTGAGATTTTTGCATTTGCTCTTCTTTAGCTTCTTTTTGCTCTTGAATTCTAGCAATGACATTTTTAACTTCTGTAGCATTCTCTGTAGTGAGAATTTCTGTAGCCACTCTTAAATCTCCTCCACTATTTTGGATAATAGGTTGAATTAAGTTTTTCAATTGACTAATAATCTCTGTATCTCTTAATGTATTAGTAATAAATACTTTATAGTTGTAATTTGCAAAATCTGCCACCTCTGTATTCAATGTAGCTATACTTAAATCTGAAAGAATATAAGAAGCCTTCAATGGATTTTCCTTATAGATTACTTTACAAATTTCAATATAGTTCTCAACGGTTCTTTCTTTTACATAATTATGCATGTAGAACCATTTCTCAGTTTGATTAGAAGACTGTATAATACTTTGTTGGTTATTACCTATAGACTCATACGGAGATTGCTGTCCTAGTCTACCAGGGTTATAACTCATAGACTGTGCCATTTTTTTCTCAATATACTCTAATAATTGTATTTTTTGATTTATTTCTTGTGCATGAGATAGGTTGATAGATTTCCAATAGTTAGGATCTACACCCATATTTCTTAAATCTCCTTCTTTAGAAGCACTAATTAAAGCCACCTTGAATTTCTTAATATAAGTCATCCACTGTGTAGGAGTCATTTCTTTTGGAATCTGTTCTTGTAATCCTAGCAATACATTACCTATATCGGTCTTCATCAATTCAATAATTTGATTGATAACTACATTATACAAGAACTGCCAAGGTTTTCCTAAGTCAGCAATTGCTATAGGAGCTGAGTTTCTTGCCGAATAAACAGAGCCTGTATAAGGTCCTCTAATTTGAAAAGGATTGTCAACGTCTCTATATTGATTAGGAATAGGTTCAACTTTTATGTAAATCTTTGGATTGGTGAATATTTTATATCCATGCCAGAATTCAGGTATCCATAAAATTTCTTGCTTAACATCTGTTTCTTTGTTAAAAACATAAGTTTCATCCGCAATAGTTTTTTCTAGGGTGCCATTTTCATTTAACCTAAAGATATATTTAATTTTTTTCAAAGACTTCCAAACAACATGTGTGACTCTTAGTCTTCTAATTTTAAAATTATCCGTGTAATTATCTTCCCAAGGATCTACCCAGCTAGGAGTAGCTTCGGAATCTGTAGGATTCATAATAGCGTTAGGAATAATTTCCCACACCTTAGAATCTGAAGGAGAGTTTAATGTAGACTCATATTTGTCAAAAACTTCTCTCTCTTCTTCGGTAATTATATTACCAAATTTTTGATATATCTCGTAAATAGATAGATACTCGTCATAAGTACACCAGTCTGCTTCATCCAAGAAGTCAACATCTTTTGATTTAGCATAGTTGAAATACAAAGGATTACAAGCTCTGATAGTAGGTCTACCATTTAACTCTCCTGTCCAATATACTTCTTCTCCTGTAATAATTACATCTTTCCAGCCTTTATCAAAAACTAATTTAATTCTGTCTGTACGAATATGATATTGTAGTAACTCATCGGTAAGCTTTTCTTCAGGAAGTTTAAATCCTTTAGCCATGTAAGTTTCTACCTCCACTGGTGTCATTTTATTAATGGTTTCCTCGAGCTGTGCATCTAGATTGGCAGTAATTTCTTGTAGCTTCTCTAAATACTGAGGGTCCATTGACGGGTCCATCTGGGCTTTTATTTCTTCCAATCTTTTTTGATTGGCTGCTTTTGCTTTTAAAAGTAATTCTTGTCTTACAATCTTTGAAGTATTCTCAATTAAAAGCTCTCTACGCTTTCTTTGTCTAACTGACTCACTTGTAGAGTTTGTACTAACCACTCTAATATTAAAAGGTCTTTTGATTTCCTCTCCTTCTAGATCGTGTAATACGTTTTGTAATATAGGGAAATGTATAAAATCACTTTGGTTAATCTCAATTTCTGGAATATCCATTCCTAATTCATTCTCAATTATATTCCCTGTATTTATATAACTAGTAAAATCCATTCTACCGTTATATAGTTCGTAGTTTATCTTGAATTTTTCTTTTCTCTCGTTATAATAGTTGTATTGATTGCATAGGTAATCCATTCTCTGCCTTGCCCAGGCATAGTTATCGGCTATTTTTTTCTTATAACTTAGCCTATCACTTCCAGGCATGTTTAAGAATTGTGCGGTTAAACTATCGTTTATTACCATTTTTAGTTTATTTAAAAAAACAAAATTAATTAAAAATTATTTTTTTATAAAATTTATTTTTAATACTTTAATAAGTTGGTGTTTTTTAATTGATTATTATATAAGTCTTTATAAAAATCATTTGAAGTTTTTTTCACAATGTCCTCAGACTCTTTTATAACCATTTCTTTATCTTGCTCTAGCCAAAGCATTAATAAGAGGAAAGCAGACACACGGTCAAAGTTTCCCTTATCATTGTATTGTATAAGCTCTTCTAGTAGTAAATCATCCTTAATAGTATTTAAGTTTCTCACCACTATTTCTCTCTTGGTGCCATCTTCTAGCTCTTCTACATATTTTTTCTTCTCCTCCAACAACCATTGTTGTGCCAATCTTAGAGCGTATTGCTTTAGAGGATTTGTCATAGGGACTCCTACGTCATATTTTAGGGTGGGGTCCTTTATAGCTTTCTCAATTATTTGCTTTGGTGTAAGGGCCAGTATATGATAGTTTCCTGTACGCATACAGTAATTCTTAAAGTCAATAATGTTGTTCTCAAACATTACCTCAGCGTTAAAGTATTTAGCCGCCAATACACAATTCAAATGTATTTCTTCAGGCATGTCATATCTTCCTACCCACCAAGCTACAAGTTCATTGCCGTTATTATCTAAGGTATTATTAGACTTATAAACATAAATTGCCGCTAATGAGGTACCTCCGCCTTCATCTCTAATGGGGTCATATACAATCTTAAAAAGATTTCTAGGTATAATTCCTGCAGGAGGATGCTCATAAAATTCCCAAGCACTTTTTAAATCTGACTTAGTGTCATGCGGGAATCTATCTATAGGCCTTAAATCAAAGTTAGGTTTAAATTTAACTCCTGTAATAAAATCAGGATCTTCCACAAGGCTTCCCACTGTTCTTAAATGTTTTTTAAACTGGTATCTATCATTAGAAGCTTGTTGCTCTCTAAGCATAACAATAGGAAATTTATTACCTGTTTTTGATAGAAACATTTCAGAAGGCTTAATTGGCCTAGACATGATGTACTCATCATAAGCAGAGGTATTATTAGCTTGCTTCTTTTCTTCACGTCTCTCCATCTCAAATTTAAGAGACGTATCTACATCCGTATTGCCATTTTCATCTTTATATGCTAAATTGGTGTAAATAGCTGGAAGAAAGAAGCCTATAGTACCTCTACCTTCATAAACATCTTTAAATCCTAGAAAATCATAAGCTTCAGGGTCTCTGAATATAATCTCAGACTCAATAACTTTCTCCATATCTCCACCTGTACCTAAATACAAGGAAGATCCAAACTTACCTGCCCCCATATCCTGTGTAGACTCATTCGCTCCATGTACGGTGAGGATTTTATCTTCCAAACCCACCTCTTCTACTACTAGGACATTGTAACGACCCCCAACGGCCGCTTGTTTATTATCTTTGTATGTCTCGTGAATAAGCAAAGATCCTGTACCTTCTTTTACTAGAGAATTTCCTATCTTTTTCTCATACTCAAACCTATAAGGATTTTTAGAGTTACCTACCTTCAATGTTCCTGAAAAAGTCCTACTAAAAGGAGAAGGAAAATAATCCCTGTCAAAATACTCCCCAGGAAGGTTCTTTAAAGAGTTTGAGAATTTATCTAAAAGTTGAGAAGATTTTCCTGAGCTGGCCGATCCACAAAATATTTCCACTTTATTCTTACCTGACAGATAATCTTCAACGGTCTTTGCCCCGTCTGATAGCCATTCATGCTCCATTAACGCTGATGCCATAAAGCTTTTTCCTCCAGACCTAGATCCTAACACAAAGAGGTTCAATGAGTTATTTTCATATAAAGGATTTCCTAGTGGTTTTTCATGGGTACCATTAAGATATTCTAAAGGATCTATATAAGTCTTTAATGTGCCGTCCTGCTTATAACAATTGTCAGTGAGGTTATTTAAAAATTTTAGAGGTATATCAGGAAGACTATTATCTAACAATTTATCTTGCTTTAACTTTGCAGTCCAATTGCAGGTATACTCTTCGTCATCCTCAAACCCACTAAAGCCTCTACAAATAAACCAACAATTTAAAATTGTCCAGTTTATATCCAATAGGCTAGGCCTAGATTTGATACGCTGCTTACCATCTTGAATAGTGATGGTATGGTAGTTGGTAAAATAGTTTAATTGAGGGTTCATGTACCTCCAACGAAACCCTTCAGGAGTTTGCTCTTCTCTCCACAGCCCTAAAATAAATTCCTCAAGTTCTTTAGTCCAATATTCAGAATAAGCTGTACTATGGGGGTGTAAAACAGGGTGGTTTTTAATAAAGGGGGTATTGTCATATATTTTTGGAAAAATATAAGAAGTATCTATAATCATTGTCTTGGAGGTCCAGGTTTTATATCTAAAATATTTTTTTGATTTCCAGATAAGTCAGTAAAGTTTTTTAAAAAATTATTCAGTATAAAATCTGTATTTATAGGAATAACTTTAACTTCAATAGTGGGAGTTATAACGTGCTCAAAATCATCAAAATTTTTTAGAGTTTCTCTAATAATTTTTTTTGTTTCTTTTGCGTTATTAATTCCATCTACTTCTATTATCTTATCTTCAAAATCAATTAAGATTATCATCTGTTTCTTGAGGTTCTTGCTTGGCTTTTTCTTCTATTTCTTTTTGCCAAGCAGCTTGTTGGGCTTTGTTATAAGTTTTCATAATACTTGAATACCAAAAATATCTCCCTTCTTTTAAAGAAAGTCTTTCTCCTGGCTTTGGTTGATTATAAATATTGGGTCTGTTTACTGGATACATATTTTTTAGTTTTATAATTTATTGTTTTTGTGTGTGTTATTTATTTTTTATTTGCTTTGCTTACTAATTTCTCAGTGAAAGATTCTTCTCTTCCTCCTCTAGCCCTAGTTTCAATGTTCTCATCTTGGTATTCTTTGTAAACTTTTCCAAAAGATTCCCAGATAAGCTTGGAGTCTTTCATCATCTTATCAAGGGCTTCAAAGGTATCTAAGCTATAAGAAAGGGTTTCTAGGAACTTATTCCTCTCCTCTATCTTATCCTGCCATACCTTCAACTCTCTTTGTATCTTTGTCATCACTACCTTTGGATAGGCATCTATCAAGTCTTCGTGATGGTCAAAATCAAAAGAATCTTCTTTTAAAAAGTATTTTTTAATGTCTTCTGCTCTCTCGTCTTTTCTAAGTCTAATCTTTGGAGACTTTATATCGCAAAAAAGATATATGGCCCACATTACTTCTGAAGTGTAGTCCTTGTTCTCTGAAGAATTATAAAAATTATCAAAAGGTTCTGTAAATTTAAATTCAGGATTCACTTCCCAAAATAAATTTCTATTAATCTCATAATCAAAATTCTGCATCAAATAATAGTCCATCGTCTGTGTTTTTATTATTATATAAATAGAGATTCTTTGTGTTTACCTTTTCTCCTGTTTCCTTATCTGTAAACTCTTTTACAATAATTTCTTCAGTTTCGTAATAGTTTCTCTTTATCTCTTCGCCTTCTCTTATTCTCCTAGTGGCTATTAAAGAATGTCCTTCCACTCTTACGTTGGGATCAAAGGAATGCTTGATGTATTTTACAATAGGATCTAATACATGGTAATTTACATCTAATTGTATTGTGTGTTGAGTAGGTGTTTTTGATTCTTCACAACATATAAATAGAACAGTCTCGCCAGTAAAGAATTCTTTTGTTGAATGTACTTGTTTTATTCTCTTATTTTTGATAATTTCAAAATGATTATTATGCTTATTCATGTATTATTCTATCTTTAAAAATTTCTAATAAATCATCATAGTATAGGATGACATCCTCTCCTTTCATTAATTTTTTCATTTGTTTAATAGGCAAGGGCAAGTTTTTTAAGCAATCCTTAAACCCTGTTTGTTTTTGGTTGTTTTCAAAATCTATTTTATTATAAATATGATTTTTATTTACATCTAATAGAGTTTCTATTCTAGGGAAATGAATTAAGCATCTAATGGTTTTATCCATTAAGCAAATAGGTGCCGTTGTTTTCAACAAAAGAAAGAACCCTGCACTAGAGCATTCCTCTATTGGAAAGAGGGTTATATCTCCATACTCTTCTATGGCTCTTGATAGAGGGTGTATGTAGCTTGTATATCCTCCAGGAGTATTTATAAATAAATTTACAGACTCAGAGTTGTTATTTAAGAATGAAATAGCTTCATTAACAATTGGCAACTCAAAAGG